TTGACAAAGATCCTGATGTCCGCCCGTTTATTCGGCAGAGTGCTGATCGTTTTTGGGATGCACATAAACCGAATCAATGGGGGATCATTTTTGATGACGTTTGCGCACATAATCCCTCTGTGGTCGTGGGGGTTGATGATTTTCACAAAGATGTGATTCACATTTTGAACAATGTGCCGAAGATGGCTGAGTGTGCTGCCCTTGAAGATAAGGGAACACATCCAATTTTAGTCGATTTAGCACAAGTAACGACCAATGTACCTGACCTGCATGCCGGGATTTATTTCTACGACACTGCAGCGCTGTTTCGGCGTCTTCAATACCGAGTTTCTTTGGTGTTGAAGAACGATTTCAAAGGAACTGATGGTTATTTGGATCCTTCTAAAATACCTGAAGGGGAAGAATTTCCGGACCTTTGGATGATTTCCATCGAGCGAGCTACCACTAAAAGAGTTGGTGATGGCACCGATCGTGAGATGGGACGCTGGGAACCCATGCATGGTTTTATGAACCTTGATATATGGGGGTACATGAAGTGGTTTAAGGACGCCACTTCTGCGCATGTGCGCGATCAAAATAAGTTCTTAGGTAACATGAAGAAACTTCGCCAGACGGTGATGTGCCCAGCATGTCGATTACCTTTGGCAAATCACCCTGAAACAGAATGTTCAACTTTAATTGAACAATCCGATCAGGGGTGGGAAGAGGCTTCGCAAGAGGCGATGCCTGGATACCCCTCTGACGTTGAAACAGGTTCTGAAGAAGATTTTGTCATTATGGAAGGTGGACTCATGGAACAAACAGGCGATGACATTGAGCCTGATACTATGGAGCCCCGAATGAGTTGGGGTGAATGGTGTAAAGACTGGTTTTCGGTTTTGTGGAATCGTGCACGGAGACCAGTTGCCCATACAATCATATTTTGTGCTGACTACACTGCGAGATCCCAGATGCGCAACGCACAGTCAAATGTGTTTCATGCGCTTTGGTGTATCATGAAAATAGTGTGGGGCCAATGGTTGGGGCAAATGTCGATGTACGGGCTGACCCAATTATGGTGGCCGATCGGACTGATTTGGACTATGGTCTCGATCTTTTTGATCTCGCCGTCTTATTGGGCAGCACAATTGGGTTGGCGGATTGCTCCTCAGATCTCAATTTTGACTGGATTTGTTGAGATTTGGGCTGTCAACACAATTTATGATCCAGGTCGCGTAGTGCGTTTAGCTGGTCGCATGGTTTTTAACCATTTTGGTGGAAACAGCGAATTGCTGACGTATATCACGATATTGGTGGCTGGGGCTGCGGCGATTTACTTGCTTTTGAAGTCGCTGGTGGATAAGACCAGCAGCAAGGAGAATAGTCGCATCATTGAGCAGGGACAAGTGATTACTGATCTCAAACATGGTGTTGAGCCTGAGAATGTTTGGAGAATGCATGACTACCGATGTAATATCATTGATGTCCCAAACCCAAGTTCTTCCTTAAAGGGTGCGGATGAGATGACGATTGTGAGTTATTTCCATCGTTTTTTGATTCGCCTTAGAATTAAATGGAACGTCCCGGAGAAGGGAAAGTGGAGAACTACGGGTGGTACTGGTATTCTCTTAGGTGGAAACAAGATTTTGTTCTTGACTCACTTTATGAGAAAACCAGTTGGTGCAATATCGCTGCATGAGGTAGCGGTATTGTACTCAACTCGTGCGAATGTTGTGCGTGAAGCGGTATGCGCGTGCGACAAGTATTCAGTTATGAAATTCGACGAGGAACTATCAATTTTGGATTTCCCAGCTATGCCTGCTCAGCGAGCGATCCAAACCACCATTCCTGGTGATGAGATGCTCAATTATGTGGGCCCTGGTCTACGCATTGGGCGTGGTATGAAGGGCGAACTATTTGTGGATCGTGTGAAGCGTATCCACAATGTTCGTATGATCAAGGGAAATCATTGGCACACTGGTGAAGGTGAAGATGCCGTCACCATTAAGGGCGATTGTGGAGCTTTGCTTCTCGCCCTCACCCCCTCAGGGCCTGTCCTTGTGGGTCTGCATCTGTGGATGGATGTTTTTGACCAAGCAAATAAGGTCACTTACTCGTACAATCTGTGCGGGAAGAAGTTTGATGAAATCATCTCGGATGCTCCACCCCAGCTCACTAACCTTCAGAAGGTTGGTGAGTTGGGACCCCTTCATGCAAAAAGCCCTATCCAGTTCTTGGATGATTTAGGTGGAATGCAGGTGTTTGGGTCCTTTAATGGATTCAGAACGTCTGTGAAATCGAAGGTCACTGAGACAATTGGAGCTAGCTTTTTGATGGAGAAGCATGGGTTTACCCACACCCATGGGCCGCCAGTTATGGCTGGGAGAGAAGTGAAGTATCGTCATCTCCAAAGTTTCCGGCGGTCGAATGCAAGAGTGAGTGAGTATCGTGCTGAGTTAGCGTGTGCAGTTCTTTTACAGCACGCGATGCAGTTTAGTGATAATTGGAAGGTTTTCCAGATTACTCAACACGATGCAGTGAATGGTGTTCCAGGTGTACGCTTTATTGATCGCATACCAATGGCCACGTCTTGTGGATTTCCGTATAAGACTCCGAAGTTTAACAAGATCAAGCCTATTGTGGATGGCGATTGGACGAGCGAGCTAATCGTAGATGATGATGTGCAAGCCGATATTGATTTCGTGCTTAAGCGTTGGTCAGAGCGAAAGCGAGCTTGTCCTGTTTTCACGGCGGCTTTGAAAGATGAACCTAGGAAGTTCTCGAAGATTGAAACAAAATCCACCCGTATCTTTTATGGTGGTCCAGCTGGACTTATCATTGCTGAGCGGATGGTATTTACGTGGTTCACGCGGTTGGTGCAAACTAACCCGCTTGTTTTTATGCAAGCACCTGGGATGGACGCAACTGGGTCTCAATGGGATCTGCTTTTCAGATGGATGAACCGAAGTGACAATTGGATAGCTGGTGATTTTAAGGAATTTGATATTTCGATGATCATTCAGTTCTTGAGAATGTCGTACAAATTCATCATTTTATTGGCAAAGCATTTAGGTGCTGATGCTGAACATGTGGTGATGATGGAAGCTGCGTCCGAGGATCTAATCAATCCCATGGTAGATTACTTCGGTGATCTTATTATGGGTACTGGGAAGAATCCCTCTGGACATGCGCTGACCGTTATCATCAATGGTTTGGTGAATGCGTTTTACATGATCCATTGTTATTTGGAACTCAATCCTGCTGTGAATCCGGACAATCGGTGGGCAACCTTGAAAATAGGACAGGACTTTTTCAAGGATGTTAGAGCCATGTTTTATGGCGATGATAACATTATGAATGTTTCCCCGAATGCTCCGTGGTTCAATCATACGGCGATTTCGCAGTATTTGAGATCCGTGAATGTTGTGTACACAATGGCTGAGAAAGACCGTGAGAGCGTCCCGTATGTAAGGAGTGATGAAATCACTTTCTTGAAGAGAAGCTTTCGGTATGAGCCAGAAGTTGATGGTTATGTCGCTCCTCTAGACATTACCTCAGTGCGCAAGGCCTTGATGTTAACCATTCCATCAAAGGTTGCTTCCAAAGAAAAAGCGTACATCGACTGCATTGTGTCACAAAATGATACGATGTGGCATCATGGAAGAGAGGAATTTGGGCGATTTCAGATTATTCTGGAGGAACTCATAGAGCACTTAAACTTAAGAGAGTTTATGGAACGTCCGTTGTTGACTTTTGATGAGTTGAGTGCTCGTTGGCTGCGTACGCGTGATAGTTTGGAGAATGTAGCGTGGACAGCCGACACAACAAGGTATCTCATGCAGAGTGAGAACAGTGTGGAGATCAGAGATCGTTGCAAATTGTGCGGAGGAGATTGCGCATGGTATTGTGACACTTTCAATATTTCACAGTTCTGCGATTGTGGAAACCGGCGGGACTTTCGACTCACATATGATCGTGAGCGAAATCGTCTAACTTGGCACTATATTTGCTGTGAATGTTTTTACACTGCGAG